GTTACGGACATTATTTTTTCTCCTTAAACCGCTTTGTCAGATGCTGTCTTTAATGCTTTTCTAGGGTCTTTTTTATCTATGAATTTAGCACGTCCGCCCTTCTTGTGTTGGATAGTGATCTCATAACCACTACTAGTCAAATTGAACGCATCAATTTCCCAGCCCTTTTTCTTTAAATCCTTGACATACCTTTCATCCTCCTTTTCAAGCATACCTAGTTTTACAGCACCCTTAAAATTGAACTTTGCTTTTTCACTCATTAAATCTTTATATGTTTTCATGGGATTCCTTTATTGATAATTATATTATTATTTATAATCTTTAATAACTCTTATAAATATTATTAAATACAAACGGATGGCCTGGTGAGGATTTTCCCCTAGCCCATCCAGTAACTTCCATACGATTACGCACCCTATGATCGTATGGAAGTTGCCCAAATTATAAGGGATACCTGAGAGAAATGAAGACATTAAAGCAGGGCCTGAGAGAATTTAGATCAAATGATTCATATAAAAAACAGTCTGATATACATTGGTTTGTGTGGCTGTTAGAAAATCCAAAATCTCCGTTGCGTTTATCTGGGGCTGTTAATTTATTTAACCATGATCTCATTCATGTTTTATTAAATAGAGGAATGGATATATCTTCAGAAGCTTATGTCATAGGATTTACTATGGGGAATAGTGAGTTTACTGGTAAAGTTACAAAAGCATTATTCAGATTTTCTGCAAAATGGCTCTATCCAGACGGATATAGATTTACTGAAACAGATATATCAGAATATGATCGTGGATTTGTTTATGGTTGTAGTCTAAAAACAAAAAATATACATAAGAAATCATGGACAGAGCATAATATTTCTACAAAATTATCAGTAATTAGAGAAAAATTGGGAATAAATATTATAAATACTAAAGTAGAAAGGCTAGATAATGGCGTTGCTTAAAAATCAAACGGATACAAAACGTAGAAATGATAATAAAAAAGTTACATCTATTGGTAATTCTGTACGCTCATGTCCAAAGAACAAAAGTAAAAGAAGAAGTTGGAAACGATATAGGGGTCAAGGTAAAAGACGTTAATTTTAATAATGCTTTATTCTGCTTATCTTAAAGCATTAAACAATATATATTATTGACCAAGCTAACAAGCAAAGCTTAACACAACAAAAATACGAATGTAAGGAAATAGTTTAAAAATGCCGATCCATACAAAACCATTAAGTACAGCAAATCGGGTCTGGACTGATTTAGATTTAGATTTTACAAGACATCCGATAACAGGTGATATCAATAAGAAAAGAAGTGTTGAAGCTATTAAGAGATCAGTTAGGAATCTTCTTCAAACTAATAAATATGAACGTCCTTTTAATCCAGACTTAGGAAGCGGAATAAACGGATTATTGTTTGAATTGGTTTCCCCTACAACAGCAAATGTATTGGATTTGACTATTAGAGAAGTAATAGAAAATTATGAACCTAGAGTTATTATTCAAAATATTAGAGTACAGGGCGATATAGATCGGAATGGATATCATATAACAATAGAGTTTACGACAATAAATACTTTGCAACCAGTAATAATAGAATTATTTTTAGAGAGGCTAAGATAGATGCCAATATCAAATAAGTTATCGGTAACAGATTTAGATTTTGAAGGAATAAAATCTAACCTTAAAACATTTCTTAATGCTCAAAGTGAATTTCAAGATTATGATTTTGAGGGAAGTGGTTTAGCGGTATTGATTGATATGCTTGCATACAATACTCATTACATGGGTTTCTATGCTAATATGCTTGCTAATGAAATGTTTTTGGATTCATCAGCATTAAGAGATTCCATTTTATCTCATGCTAGAATGCTTAATGTTATGCCAACATCTAAGAGAGCTGCAAAGGCATATCTTAATTTTTCTTTCACACCTTCTGGTTCACCTACCTCTTTAATCATTGATAAGAATACTCAGTTCACTACAAGTATTGATGGAATTAATTATTTGTTTACAACTCCTAAAGCTACTACCGTTTTAAGATCAAGCACAGGAACATATATAGCTACTGGTATAGAAATTGTTGAAGGTAGATTGTTACAAAAATCGTATGCGGTTTCTGGTGCTGATCCTTTACAAAGATATATTGTTCCTAACGGCAGGGTAGATACCACGACTATTACTGTTAAGGTACAAAAATCAGCTAATGATAGTACTGTAGTCACATACACTAATGGAGATAGTATAGATGTTAATACGATCAAGTCAAGTGATACAATATTTTTTCTGGAAGAAATAGAAAAAGGAGAATATGAAATTTTCTTTGGTGATGGTTCTGTTGGTAAAGCAGTTGAAGATGGAAATATTATTTTTATTGAGTATATTATAACGAATGGCCCTTTAGCAAATAAATCATCTACATTTACTGCTACTGGCGCTGTTGGTGGAATAACATCAGAAAATTATATTTTAGAAACTGCGGTTGGTGCAACTGGTGGTGTTGATACTCAAACAGAACGGTCTATTAAATTCCAAGCACCGAAATTATATTCTGCACAGAGAAGAGCAACAACAAAAGAAGATTATAAGGCGATCATTTTAGAACAAAGACCTGATATTGAATCCATCACAGTTTATGGTGGTGAGGAGGCTGACCCTATACAATATGGAAAAGTTTTTATTGCTGTTAAACCAACTGGTAATAATACATATAGTACGACATCAAAGAATCAAATCAAAAATGAAATTTTGTCAAAGGTAAATGTTGTTACAATACAACCAGAATTAATTGATCCTATTTTCTTTTATGTTCTAGTAGATACTATTGTAAATTATGATCCTGTTAGATTGTTAACGGATGAGTCTACACTTAAATCAACTATTGACACCTCTATTCAAAATTATATTCAAACTAGTTTAGAAAAGTTTGACCAGAAGTTTAGGTATTCGCAATTAGTTCAAGACATTGACAATACTAATAACTCCATTAGAAATAATAAAACATCTATAAAATATCAACAAAGAATAACACCATCTAATTTTAGTGTTGCTCAAACCTTCGTACAGTATTTTACAAACGCATTGAAGAAGGGAAGTTTTACTTCAACATCATTTGTTGGTACTGATGGAAATACTTATTCATTGACTGATGTTGGTGAAGATGGTTATATTAAATCTGCAAGAACAACAGGCGGTGTTATAGATAGTCCACTAATATGTTTAACTCAATCTGATGGTACAAAGAATCAGGGAACAATTGATTATACAACTGGGAAGGTAACATTAAATAGTTTAAATATTACAACTATTAGTGATGGAACAAAAACGCTTCGACTTACAGTTATACCAGAAACAAACAATTCTGATATCACTCCATTGAGAGAACAAGTTTTAACTTATGATGTAACTGATACAGATTCTATTAATATAACAATGATTGCAGAAACAATAGTATAATGGCAACAAAAATAAATCCAAATCAACCACTACATCCTAGTTTTGATGAACGTGTAAGTGTTAAGGTAGATGGACAGTTGCCAGATTTTGTTACAAGAGATCATCCTACCTTTGTAGCATTTCTTGAAGCATACTATGAGTACATGGAGCAGGAAGGTAAACCTTATGAGATTATTGGCAACTTAAATAACTATGCAAATATTGGTAAAACTACAGACGAATTTTTAAAGTACTTTAAAAACCAGTTTGCAATAGATATTCCAGAACTTGCTTTTAGTATTGCTAATAAACCGATGGCGTTAAAACGGTTGAGAGATTTCTATCGGGCAAAGGGTAGTGAGAAATCATTTAAGTTTTTCTTTAGGTTATTATATAATCAAGAAATTGATATGTATTATCCCTCTGTAGATATACTTAGAACCTCGGACGGTAGGTATGATAGTAGCTCCATTCTTAGGTGTATTGATAATAGTGGTAATGATAATGTATTTAAATTACAGGGAAAAAAAATTACTGGTTTGGTTTCTAATGCAACCGCTCTTGTAGAATCTGTATTAAATGAAACTGTTGGGTCTACACTAGTTTCAACAATTTATCTTTCTGGAACTAATGGGGATTTTATATCAGGGGAAACGATAACAGATGATACATATTCGTTTGTCTTAGGACAAATGCTTACAGATATTAATATTAGTGTTGAAGGAAATGGTTATGGACTTGGAGATAATATTCCTATAATTGGTGGAGGTATTATAAGTTCGGGTGCTGTTGCAAAAATTTCAAAATTAAGTGCTGGATATATTACAAGTGTTGCTATATCTCAAGGTGGTAGTGGTTATGTTGTTGGTGATAAATTTGATATTGATAATGTAGGACACTTAGATATTAATGGTCGAACAATGAGTTTACTTGTTTCTTCTGTAGATGTTTCTGGTGTTGTTACTGGACTTACATTAGAAAACATGGGAAGGGGTTATACATCATTACCAACTATTAGTGGTGGTTCTGGTACAGGATTTGTTCCAACTATGTCGGGAAAGATGGTTGGTGGTATTGAAAAAATATCAATAGATAATCATGGTTATGGTTTTATTTCAACGCCAACATTAGATTTAACAGGTTTTGGAGATGGAACAGCTGTAGCGACTACTAGTGTTGGTGCGTATGTTGGAAAATACAAACAAGGGTTTAGTGGTGATAATGGATTCTTATCTGCAAATAAATATATTCAAGATAGTCATTATTATCAATTATACTCTTATGTAATTACGGTTGGTGAAACAATCGATAAATGGAGAAGTTATGTAAAAAGAGCTGTGCATCCTGTTGGTTTGGCGATGTTTGGTAGATTGCAACTAATATCGAATATAAAAACAAATTTAAGGATAACAGATATTCCATCGACATCTAGGTATACTATTATATTCCATGATGGAACTATTATACCGCCTGTAAGATTGAATTTGAAAATAGATTCATGTGAAGGTGAGATTACTTGGGTAGTCGCTGATGGTACATCAAATGAGAATGAGTATGGATTAATATCTGAAGCGGATGATGAACAAGAAGATTTTGGATTAGTATCAGAAGCTAGTGGAGAGGGTAGTGAAAGTTATGGTATGGCTGCAGAACCAGTTTCAACTTGGACATTACCCACAAGATGCCAAACATATGAACAAGAATTAGGTGTTCAGACTTTATTGGATGGCGGTTTTGATGATTACTTATTTGTTAATCTATTAGCTACAAGATATGCTAATTTTGGACTTCTCCATGAATCAACCGATAATCCAGAAAATTATGGTTTGATTAGTGAGGGTATGTCTGGTGGTTTTTCTCAATTACGACTTGGGCCGTTAAAAAGAACTCTTGATAGATTAAAGTTTAATAGTCAAGGTGGATATAGTCAGATCATCGGAACTCTTGAGCAATCTGGTACAATTATTAGTAATTTTAAAGACGAAAAAGTTTCAGAATATATTTTCTTCTCTGGACGAAAACAAAAGAAATTAACAAACGCTACAATAACACATTTTACAACAGCAGACGAAGCTACTTGGCCTGCATATACTACTTTGCCATTTTCATAATAATTAAAAATAAGTCTTATAAATATAGTAGAAAACAAAATTAAAAGGAAAAATAATTATGAGTGCTATAATCCATAATAGTTTTAGAAAATATAACGCAGATAACTTTATCGCTTCAATGGGTACTAATAAAGTTTATTTGATGATAGGTAAAGATTCGCCTTGGTCTGGAGCTAGCGCTGGTGAGTATGTCGAACAAACCCCTACTGATATGATTATTCCAGTTCCAATCGATACTACAGTCTCTCCTTATATTCATCATGCTGATATGATTGCTGCCAAACTTATTCCATTGTCCAGCGTTTCTCATGTTATTAAGAGAGTTAATTGGACTATTGGTACGGTCTATCCAGAATACGATCATTTACAGGATGATATTATTGATACAGATTTCTTTGTTTTTACAAGTGCATC